AGCCTAATGAGTGATGAACCATTGAAGACTTTTTATGTGACTGTCGAAGAGACCGTCTCAGTGCAGGTGGCAGTGGAAGCGAAGAACGAAGAGGAAGCGCGATACCAAGCCGTAGATGACTGCGGCACGATAGTTCGTATGCCTATAACCACAGGTAAAGCTGTTATAGCTATATCTGAAAGGGAGCGGGTGTAGTGGAGGATGAACTAGAAGAAATCGTGATCGAAAAAGGGGTGCTGTTGTTTGATAAGCAGTATAAGCATCAGCGCCCATATGAGGACACGTTAGACCGTATGTCTTTAGGGGATTCGTTTGTAGTGCATGATCCTGACGGTGGCAAGGTACGGGCGTTTCGGGTATCTGCCAGACGTAGGGGTTGGAATATCACAAGCCGCAAGGTTACTAATGGAGGCGATTACCGTATCTGGTTGACAGAAAAGGACGGTAAGTCATGGACTTAATAACTCTCGACTTTGAAACGTATTACAGCAAAGATTACTCGCTGACCAAAATGACAACCGAAGAATACATCCGCGATCCTCGCTTTGAGGTAGTGGGTGTAGGTATAAAGGTAAACAATGGCAACACAGAATGGGCTTCTGGGACACGCGAGGAACTTCAAGAATACCTTGACGGGTTTAACTGGGCTGACAGCATGGTGCTTGCTCACAACACTATGTTCGACGGTGCTATATTATCTTGGCTATTCGATGTTCGCCCTCGCGTTTGGGCTGATACTCTTTGTATCGCCCGTGCTCTACATGGGGTGGAAGTTAGCGGAAGTCTCAAGGCACTTGCGGAAAGATATAATATAGGTGCTAAAGGCACCGAGATACTTAACGCGTTAGACAAACGCCGCGAAGCGTTTACTGATGCCGAGCTAGACCGCTACGGCGACTACTGCATCAACGATGTTGAGCTTACTTACAGGCTCTTTAATAAGTTCTTGAAGCAAGGGTTTCCCAAGAAAGAACTCAGGATCATTGACTGTACCCTGCGTATGTTCATTGATCCCATGTTGGGACTAGATAGGGACTTACTTGAGGATCACTTATACGACATCAAAAAGCATAAGGATAAGTTGTTATCTGATGCTGGCATAACGGATAAGAAAGAGTTGATGAGTAACGACAAGTTTGCCGAGCTACTCAGATCTAAAGGTGTCCTACCACCAACCAAGGTCAGCGCCACTACAGGTAAAGAAACTTACGCATTCGCTAAGACCGATGAAGGGTTCAAAGCACTAGCTGAACATGAGAACCCAGAAGTGCAGGCGCTAGTGGCTGCGAGGCTAGGCAACAAAAGCACCTTGGAAGAAACTCGTACACAGCGATTCATTGACATATCCCAGCGTGGGACTCTGCCGGTTCCTGTGCGGTACTATGCGGCACACACTGGTAGGTGGGGTGGGGATGACAAGATCAACCTGCAAAATCTACCGAGCCGTGGGCCAAACGGTAAGATGTTAAAGAGAAGCATCGTCGCGCCTGAAGGATACATACTCATAGATTGCGACTCGTCGCAGATTGAAGCTAGGGTGCTGGCGTGGTTCGCAGGGCAGGATGACCTAACCGATGCGTTCCGCAACAAAGAAGATGTGTACGTCAAGATGGCGGCACGGATCTATGAAGTACCTGAAGATCAGATAACGAAGGATCAGCGGTTCGTGGGGAAGACTACGATCCTCGGCGCTGGGTACGGCATGGGTGCCGTCAAATTCCAAGCGCAGTTGAAATCTTTTGGTACGGACATATCACTTGATGAAGCACGGCGGATTATAAACATCTACCGTGATGCAAACTGGAGAATTAGTCATGCGTGGCGAAGAGCACAGTTCATGGTTGCTGCTATGGGACGAGGTGACTCCGTACAGCTTGGTAAGGAGGGTGTGATTGAAGTTATAGGAAACCGGGAAGCCATACGTCTACCGTCTAAGCTCCTAATGCGTTATGAGGATCTACGTGGGGAGCTAGGTGAGCGGGGGGTTGAATACACCTACAAGACACGCCGAGGCCGGACACGGATCTACGGTGGGAAGGTGATCGAGAACGTCTGCCAAGCGTTAGCACGTTGTGTGATAGGCGACCAGATGTTGTTGATAAACAACAAGTACCGTACGGTACTAACAGTTCACGACTCAGTTATAGCATGTGTACCTGAGTCTGAAGCAGAAGAAGCCCAGCAGTACGTCGAGAAGTGCATGAGGTACGTTCCGACATGGGCAAAAGGATTGCCGCTAGAATGCGAAAGCGGTATGGCTAAAGCATATGGAGATTGCGAGTAATGAGTTACCACGACGGTGACGTGGAACTAACGTCAGATCCTTTTGAACACCGTGTGCTGTGCCCTATTTGCCGCAACGATAACTTACATCAACAAGCCGTGGGGGTTTACCATAACCCCTTTGATAGCAGACGAGAGGATAGCCAAGGATTTTTAGTTACTCCAGACGGAGAATGCATGGTGCACACCAGATTGTACGCTGGCGTACTGAACCCTTCCGAAAGAAGAGATGGTATACGGATTAGTTTTAACTGCGAACACTCTTGTAAAGTGCCTGATCTGTTAATACTCCAACACAAAGGGACTACCTACATGAGTTGGGACGATGAACCATCAGGTAGCCGACTTTGGCCTAATGAAACATGAGCGTAGCGCCGTGGTCGTTCAGTAAAATTAAGGAATCTCAGTAATGGGTTATCTTGTAGTGTTTGTAGGCACACCGTATGTGGATGGTGTATACGCAGACAAAGGTTACGCAGAAGAAATAAAAGAGCATTTTAAGGAAGAGAGGTTTTCAGAATTGGAGTTTGAAGTAATAGAAGCTCCGAAAGGTTTTAGAGTTACTGACGACATATTCTGGTCTAGGAATTTTGACAGGATAACCCGTATTAACGAGGGTTTGATGAACAAATGAGCGTAGCACCGTGGTCATTTAGCAAGATAAAAGCGTTCCAGCAATGCCCCAAGCAGTTCTACCATGAGAAGGTGCTCAAGCAGTACCCGTTCAAGGAGACTGAGGCCACGTTGTATGGAACAGCTTTTCACGAAGCTGCGGAAGAATACATCCGCGACGGTGGTGAACTTGACCCACGGTTCAGCTACGCACAGGGTATGCTCGACGCGCTAAACGCCAAGAAGGGCGAGAAGCTATGCGAGATCAAGATGGGGCTTACCGAGGATCTGGAGCCGTGCGACTTCTTTGATAGTAACGTGTGGTTTCGTGGTATCGCAGACTTACTGATATTAGATCGTGAGGAAAGGCTAGCTTGGGTTATTGACTACAAGACAGGGAAGTCGGCAAGATACGCTGACAAAGGCCAGTTAGAACTTATGGCTCTAGCGGCTTTTAAGCACTACCCCGAAGTGGAGACTGTTCGGGCTGGGCTACTGTTTGTGGTGAGTAATGATCTGATACGAGACCGCTACACCATAGAAGAAGAGGAGAAGTTGTGGGCTAAGTGGCTGGGTAGATACAGCGACATGGAAACAGCTTTTGAGAACGATACGTGGAACCCCAACCCCAGTGGACTGTGTAAAGCATGGTGCCCAGTGTTGGAGTGCCCACATAACGGGAAGAATTAATGCCGTACAAGAATCCGAAAGACCGCAAAAAACAAAAGAACCCGCCAGTTGGCAGTCCCGCACATGAAGCTCGGATGGAAAGACAACGTGCGCGACGTGCTATGGACAAAGCTGGACGCGATGCCAACAAAAACGGCAAAGCTGACAAGCGGGAAGGTAAAGATGTCAGCCACAACAAGATGTTGAGTAAGGGCGGCAGCAATAAAGACGGTGTGCGTGTGGAGAGCAGGAGTGCTAACCGCAGTCGTAATGGCAAAAGCCCAAGACGTAGGTGAGAGAAGAGCTTAGGGGTATTCTCATGGGCGCGGGTATTGCAGCGTCTATATACTTCGTAGCGTTTATTTTGTACCTACTAGCTTAATTTTTTTGTCTGAAATGATATAACTATGGTGTGGGCACATAACGTCGGGCGAGCGGTGGCGTCCGACACTCCTAGCAGTGTAAATCATACTGCTTAAAGAAAGGGTGAGATGAAGTGCGTTCCCACGACTAGGTTTTGTTGTTTGTTTTCCTAGGTTATTGGCGTGAATCTCATCGACCACCGCATTTTTACTGCGTGTAGTGGACACCCACTTCGCGCTTTTTTGTATGGAAGGGTATATATGAAAGTCATAGACAATAAAGCATTGTTACTGCGTCTGCGCGATCCTCAGAAAGTCACAAGTATTATCCCAAAGAGTAAGGAGTTATCAGATAACCGAGTGGTGGTTAATTGGGGTGTAGACGAGACTCACGTACTCAAGAACTTAAATATCAACGCTCCGTCACCCATCGAAGGGCAGTACCAATGGACAGGTAAGTACAAACCTTTCGAGCACCAGAAATCTACGGCGGGGTTCCTCACACTCAATAAACGTGCGTTCTGTTTCAACGAACAAGGTACAGGAAAGACCGCCAGTGCTATTTGGGCGGCAGACTTCTTGATGAAACAAGGCCGTATCAACCGCGCTCTTGTTATCTGTCCTCTATCTATCATGGACTCGGCGTGGCGAGAGGACTTATTCAGCTTTGCCATGCACCGCAAGGTAGATATAGCGCACGGTTCAGTAAGTAAGAGGACTGCTGTAATCGAAAGTGATGCAGAGTTCGTGATAATAAACTATGACGGTGTAGCAATCGTAGCGGACGCCATAGCCAATGGAGGTTTTGACTTAGTGATCGTGGACGAGGCGACTCACTACAAGAATGCTCAGACTGACAGGTGGAAGACGCTAAACAGGCTGCTCAGTCCTGACACATGGCTATGGATGATGACAGGCACCCCCGCTGCACAAAGCCCACTAGATGCGTACGGTCTGGCTAAACTCGTTAACCCGAAGGCTGTGCCACGCTTCTTTGGTTCGTTCCGCGATCAGGTCATGTATAAAGTGACTAACTTCAAGTGGGTGCCCAAGCCCGACGCCACAGACACCGTGTTCAATGCGCTGCAACCAGCGATACGGTTCACCAAGGAAGAGTGTCTGGATCTGCCTGACATCATATACACAACCCGCGATGTACCGCTCACTCGCCAGCAAGAAAAATACTACAAAGAATTAAAAGACCGCATGGTCATGGAAGCTGCGGAAGAGACAGTCACGGCAGCTACGGCAGCGGTCAACATGAACAAGCTGCTGCAAATCAGTTCTGGTGCGGTGTACACCGATGACAAAGAGGTAGTGGAGTTCGACATCAAGCACCGATACAAGGTGCTGCGTGAAGTGATCGACGAGTCTAGCAAGAAGGTTCTGATCTTCGTGCCGTTCAAGCACACAATACAGCTACTTACCGACAAGCTACGCAAGGACAAGATACCCACCGAGATCATCAGCGGGGCAGTAAAAGCTACTGACCGTACGCGCATATTCAAGGAGTTCCAAGAGACAGATACCCCGCGAGTGCTGGTCATTCAGCCACAGGCTGCGGCACATGGCGTTACGTTGACCGCCGCGAACACAATCGTATGGTGGGGGCCAACCAGTTCGGTGGAGACATACGCCCAAGCTAACGCACGGATTCACAGGGCGGGGCAGGATCACAAATGTACGATAGTGCAGCTACAAGGGTCTCACATAGAAAAGCGCGTGTACGCACTACTAGATAACAAAATAGACACACATACAAAAATTATTGATCTTTACAAAGAAATACTTGATTAAGTCATTACCTACCACTATATTGCAGTTCTCGGCAATGGAAGGACGAAAACATGGCTGATGCGAAGAGTGTGGGTGGCATACCCCTACCGAAATTGACCAGAGCTTATCTGAAAATCAAAGAGGAAAGGGATCGACTATCCGCTGAATACAGGGAAGCTGACGAAAGACTCGTCAGTAAACAAAACAAAATCAAAAGCGCGTTACTGGACTACTTGAAAGAGAACGACATAAAGAGTGTCAAGACGGATGCTGGTACGTTTTACCGTACGGTTAAGCAGAAGTATTGGACTTCCGACTGGGAATCTATGCACGAATTTATCCTTGAGCATGAAGTTCCAGAGTTCTTGGACAAGCGCCTGAATCAGAAGAACGTACGGGAGTTCTTAGAAGAAAACCCAGATCTTCTGCCCAAGGGCTTGAACGTAGACGCAGAGTTCGCGTTAACGATAAGGAAAGCATGATGGAGCAATTAGTTCCGATTGAAGATGTCGCCAAGCACTTTGGTGTGTCATTATCCACGGCCCGCAAATGGGTGAGGGATGGGGTAATACCAGAGAACACGTACATCAAGGTAGGTAAGACTCAACGGTTCGCTTTGGCGACCATTGCTGACGCTCTGCTAAAAGGCCAAACGGCTGTAGAAGAGCCTGCAACAGTGAATGAAGAGTTTGACCCTACCGACTTTGATCCTGATGCGGACATTTAATGCGCCGAATCAGCTTACAGGGTAATAAGTTTACTGGGTTAGACTTTCAAGCAGACGCCACGTCGATAGACGTAATCATCGTGAACGCAGCGGCAGTATCGCGCTCGTACTACAAAGATGCCTACGATCCTAACGCCAAACGCCTGCCTACGTGTTGGTCTAGCGATACCCAGAAACCTTCACCCGATGTGCCGTCAGACCAGAAACAAAGTGCGCGGTGTATTGACTGCTCACAGAACATCAGGGGTTCCGGCACTGGAGGGGGTAGGGCTTGTAGATTTAGCCAGCGGCTAGCGGTTGTTGAAGAAAAAGCGTTAGACACTGTGTATCAACTACAAGTTCCTGCCTCATCCATATTTGGTAAGGCTCAAGGTAGAAGTTCTATGCCTCTACAGGCTTATGCCAAGTTCTTGAGTGGGCATGGGACGCCCAGTGCAGCAGTGGTGACAAGGATAAGTTTTGATATGGGTAGCCCTGTACCAAAGCTATTCTTCTACCCACAAAGACCGTTAGAAGAAGAGGAACTACGTTTGGTCAGGGGAATAGTGGATGCAGATGACACGTTAGCAGCAATAGCTTTCGACGTTGCTCCGCACAACCGCGAAGGTTCGCCCTTCGTTGCGACTGAAGGGTTCGATATAAATAGCCAATTAGGAGACCAAAATGGCTGAAGATTTTATGTACTACACAATTGAAGGCGTAAAAGCCTTGTATCCGAAACTCGACGCTACCTACAAGTTCGATAACAAAGCGAACGGTGGGAAAGGCGGTTCTGTTAAGTGTGATCCACTGGATGACGGTGCGGAATACTCTATGTCTTTCGTAATGTCGGAAGCAGAAGCTAAGGCTCTATACAAAGCAATGGCTGTGGCTTACAAGTCCAAGAAAGAAAAGGGCTGGCCCGATAAGTTCCCGCTACCGTTCAAGAAGGACGATGACGGCAACTACGTCGGTAAGGCTAAGTTGAAAGGTGCTTACGGCACTGACAAGACCACACCCCCGCTACAAGTTGACGCGCAGAACAACAAACTGCCGACAGACTTTCAGTTGACTACCGGCAGTACCGTGAACCTTGCTTTCACTTTTGTACCGTACTCTATGCGGGACAACGGCGTTAGCCTACGCCTGAACGGTGTGCAGGTAATCGAATACGTGCCTATGGTGTCACGCTCGCCTTTCGGCGTTGTAGAAGGTGGCTTTGTAGCACAACCTGATAACCCGTTTAATGATACTACCAGTAGTGTCAAAAGCACTGACGTTGCGTTAGAGGATGACGACTCTGATGACATATTCGGTGATGAACCAGATACCTCTCAAGTAGAGGAACCAAAAAAGGTCGTGAAGAAATCTGCCCCCGCACCCAAGGAAGATGACGACGATCTGAGTGCCATTGTTGAAGGTTGGGATGACTAACCTCTAACAATCACTCCGCTATGGCTAGGGGTTATAGCAGGGCTAGCAAGCCTACCCCGAAAAAGATGCGCCGACATCCCTGCCATAGCGTACTCTCGGCATTGGGTGCAACCATGAATACAAGAGAATTTTTACGGTGGGTATTACCCACAGAGGGTGTATACGTCGCCCTTCAATATGACCTAGCGTCGAACGGAGTTCGGCAGACGTACTTTCATTCGACAGATGAACTAGCAGAAGCCGCCGAGTACCACGACAGCGAAGGGTGGGATATGTACTTTGCGTTGAGTAACTTCAAAGAAGAAGGTACCCGCAAGAGTGAAGACGCCAAGCAGATTAAGTCGTTCTTTTTAGACCTAGACATTGGCGAAGACAAAGCTGCTAAGAACGAGGGGTTTACTACACAGAGGGAAGCACTACTCAGGCTGCAAGAGTTTCGTGCAGCGTTAGAATTACCAAAACCTCTTATCGTTAACTCTGGGCGTGGCATACACGTTTACTGGGTGCTGTCAGAGTCCGTAGCGGTAGAACAGTGGAAAGTAGTAGCTGACCAGTTCAAAGCCAAATGCAAAGAGTTCGGGCTTGAGATAGACCCCGCAGTGCCTGCTGATATAGCGCGGGTGCTCCGCGTAGTGGGTACACACAACCACAAACCCGATACGCCTGCGCCAGTAGAAGTCATAGGCAACACCCCTGATACGGTTAACTTTGACTTTTTTGCCAGTAAATTGGGGATGGATACGATACCAGTTCCCAAGAAGTATGCGCCTGCCGAGGGGCCAGCAAGCCTACGCGATGCACTGATGAGCAACATTAAGTATGAATTCAGAAGCATACTGCTCAAAGCGCAGAACGGTAATGGATGCGAGCAACTACACCGCATAATAAAAGGTCAGGCCGAGACGAGTGAGCCTATGTGGCGAGCAGGGTTGTCTATCGCCAAGTTTTGCGTAGACGGTGAGAAAGCCGCGCACAAGATCTCAAACCAGCACCCTGAGTACACGCCTGAACTAACGCTCAAGAAGCTAGATCTTATCAAGGGGCCGTACCGATGCACGACATTCGACGAAAACGAGGGCGGTATCTGCACGGAGTGCCCACACTGGGGCAAGATCAAATCGCCGATTATTCTAGGGCGTAAGATACCCGAAGCCGAAGTGAACGAAGACGGCACGTATGTAGTTGAGTCAGATGGGTCAAGCGATCCGATAGAAGGTACGCTTGTTGCGGAAATTGTCGGTCAAGAACTTTCTACAGAACACGTTATACCAGTTTACCCACGTCCGTATTTTCGGGGGACGAACGGTGGTGTGTACGTCAGGAACATAAGCCAAGACGGTGAGGTTGACGAACACGTTATCTACCACAATGATATTTACGTTACGCAGCGGGTGATGGATGTAGAAGCCGGTGAATCTGTAGTCTGCCGGATACACCTGCCCCAAGACGAAGTACGAGAGTTCACCCTGCCGCTTACGGCGGTTACTTCAAAAGAGGAGCTACGCAAGCAGATGTCCATGCAGGGCGTGGCTGTCCCACAAATCAACGACTTGATGTTATATATGATTACTTGGATAAACGAATTACAAGCTACTGCTACAGCAGATATAGCGCACCGACAGTTCGGTTGGGTTAACGACGACATGAGTGCCTTTATCGTAGGTGATAGAGAGATACACGCAGATCACGTACGGCATAACCCCCCGTCTATGTCCACCGCTGCCTATATCTCGTACTTCCAGCCGAAGGGTACGTTGGAGGCGTGGAAAGAAATGGCTAATTTTTACAACACGCGGCCTGAACTTGTGATGCACCAGTATGTCGTGTGTACAGCATTTGGTTCCCCCTTGATGAGTTTTTTGCCTCAGAGCGCTTGCGCGTTACACATACATAGCAACTTGAGTGGGTGTGGTAAGTCTGCAGCCGTACGAGTAGCGTCCTCAGTATGGGGAGCTGAGAAAGGTATGATGACACCTGAAGCTGCTACTGATGCGTTCAAATTTAACCGTGCAGAGCTGTTACGCAATCTACCGTTTTACATAGATGAGCTGACCAACACAGAAGGAAAGCAGCTAAGTAATTTGGTTTACCAAATATCTTCTGGGGAACAGCGTGGTCGCATGTCCAGCGGCTCTAACCAAGAACGCATCCGTGGTGAGTCATGGCACTTCTTGTGTGTTACCACCGGCAATGCCAGCGTTGTCGAACGTATTGCGGCGGATAAGCAAGCGCCGAAAGCAGAGGCGCAGAGGATAATGGAGTGGAGGGCAGAGCGTGTTTTCAACGATACCGAGAGCAAGAAGGACACCGATGGCTTTGACATGGCTCTCAAGAACAACTACGGACACGCAGGGCCGATCTACATTCAGTACGTTTTGCAGAATCTGGAGGACGTTAAGAAACTCGTACTCAAATTTCAGCGTCTAGTCGATGAGAAAGCAGGGCTTACAGCGGAAAATCGTTTCTGGTCTGCCGGAGCGGCTACCACCCTAGCTGGTGCGTACATCGCCAATAAATTAGAACTGGTTGACTACGATATGCAGGCGCTGTTCAAGTGGACTATTAAGTTACTCAAAGCAAACCTACGGGCGGTGGATGATATGGGCACGACAGTAGAGCAGACTCTTAATGACTACATCACGGAAAACTACAACAACATACTGATAATCAAGAGCACGGACGATCTACGCAGTAATTCTGGCAACGGGCTGGACAGCATCGTCATACCCGAAGCACTACCAAAAGGTAAGTTAGTGGCGCGGTATGAAACGGATACAAAGAAGGCGTACTTGGTGCCGAGATACCTAAAGTCTTGGTGCGCAGCACATCAGATAAACTACAGCGCGTTTGTGCATGACCTGATAAACAAGTTAGGTGGTAAGCGTGGCTCTATACGGTTGGGTAAAGGCACCCACATAGGATCAGCAATACCGGCGAGTCGGGTGCTAATAGTTAACTGTAACGTGTTCGGCACGACTGATGAAGATGACGAATCTAACACTCAGGACGTATGACCTAAACCCTGATGGGGTACGCATCGTCGTCGATTGGGGTTCTATGGTAGTAGGTAGTTCGGTGTTCGTGCCGTGCATAAACACAGACAAGGCGTTACAACAGATCAAACGTATTTGTGTGGATGATATGGAGTGGGATATACGGGCTAGATCGGGCCTAGAAGGTAATTTTTCAGGTATTCGCGTTTGGAGATTGGTGTGATACGATTCGCCCTGATAAGGTCTCTCGGTCTCCTCCTACGTGGGTCTTATCTTCCATCCGCCCCCCTATCGTGATCTCCCCTTCTCACGGTAGGGGGGTTTTTTCTACAAGAACCCTTGTGCGTCTACCGCAGCTTTCATGTATGGCGATAGCGTCGTGCCGTTGTGCATTTCAGCGGAGCGAGCCATGTGTCCTACCATAGATCTCTCTATAGTGTCTGGGCCTATGGCTTTTTTAGGATCACGTTGCACTGCACTGGATCTGTTGAACTCCATGATTTCGTCGAACACGTCTGACATACCTTCAGTGTCGCCAAACCTAAGCGCCACGTAGTAATTTCTTAGCAGGTCACGTCGTTTACTACTTGCAGCCACATCTATGCGTTTAGCCGCAGATGTTTCGTCCGCTTCTCTGGTGTACTCAACGGGTGGGAAGCCCATCAACTGCGTCAATAAATCGCCGTTTGTGATGTCATCGTAAATAGGATCACCACGTCGAGTTAAGATGCCCTCATCCCTTGGGTACCTGATAACAGCTTTATAGGCGTTACGTATAGCTCCCGGCATCAGATCTTCTGCGCCTCGTTCTATCTCGCCCTTGCGCAATTTATCTATACCCTCTCTACCCCGTGCGTAAATGCTCCATGCAGGGCCACCGAACAAGTGAGCGAACTCTTCTTCTGGCGATGGGTCACTGTTAAACCTGTCAGCCTCAAATAGTAGGTCGGTTAGTTTAACGCGCTGCGATACATCAACCCCAGTTATCTCAGACAAAGCGCCCTTAAACAGCACATCGCTGTCTAGGTACTGCCGAAGCACAGTGTCGGCATCTTCTTCATAGTCTTCTTTAAGCATGTCGTAAAGCATAGACACCGCACCGTACAGCGGTAGACCCTGCACTCCAGCAAAGAACAAGGCGGACAGGTGTACACCGGCAAGCTGTTTCAAAGCCTCGTTACGTAGCTCCCTACTCTTGGCATCATCGCCCGGAAAGAAATTTTCTACAGCTTGTCTACCAGACTTAAACATCGTGTAGTACATCTGGATGCCGTACGCTTTGTACATTAGTGCAATACGTCCAATGTTACTGCGTGCGTAACGAGGGCCAGTTTCTAGTGTGGCACCACCGTTGATTAACTGCGTCTCACGTACGGCTTCTTCGGCGGCTTTCTTCTTGTCACCGTTAAACTTCTTTAGAGCTAGCTTATACGCTGCCACCATCGTGACTTGGCGGTTCATTACTTCTGCTTCATGGAACATAAGAGCCGAGGCGTTTGTCACCGCGTCCATTTTAGACATCTTGCGCCCCGCCTGACTCGTGCTGAGTGTGTCGGCAATAAACGACGAGTTGAGCTGACCCCGCCGAGCGGCAAGTTCCATCAACGGTAGGAGGTCTTTTAGTTCGTCTGCGCGTTTTTTATCGAGGTTTAAGTCCTCACGCACCGCGTAGGTAAGATTACCCTTCTCGTCACGAGTAAACGTGTAGTAGTTATCTAATGAAGGTAACGATTTTTCTGTAAGAGCAACTTTTGCTGACTCCAAATCTCCCTTACGTAGAGCATCTTTTATGGAGTTTGGTGTCTTAGTGTCTCCAAACAGGCTTTCAGTGGTTTTGTTGCTTGGCGCACCCATAAACAACTTAGTAGCACCGCCTAGAGCGGTTCGCGTAGCGCCGAACCCATACTTACCTGCCAACATCGGGTATGCGAACAGCGGTATCTGTGACAAGTTGACCAATGCCGATGAAGCGTTGAAGCCGATTGTCCACAGGAACGCCATACGGTTTGCATTCTTAGCAAAACTGTCCAGTGGGGGGTTGACGGCAAACCTAGCGCGATCCACCACCTCCGCTATCTCTGGGCTGTCCTTCATTTCAGGGTTAGCTTCGACCATATCCTGCACAGCGTTGTCGATCAGCCGCGAGTTCTTGATGCGCTCCACCTGACGTGCCAGATCAAAAGCCTTCGTACGTGCTGCTTCCACAGCGTCTACGTCATAACCCTCAGTGCCTTTACGTCGAAGCAATGACTTAGCAAAAGAAGACTCTGGTAGGTACTCAATGAACAGACGTGTTATTTGTTCTTGGACTTCTGGGTCTACTTTATTCGCCTGCATGATCCCTAATATCGTGGAGACAAATGAGCCGGAAGGTGCGTTTTCGTAGGAAGTCTTATCGTTAGGGCGAAACGTCTCTACGTCATAACCCTCTGCTTCGTACGCTTCCATTGCCCTTAGACGTTCTCCAGCATCTTCAAAAGCGAACACAGCAGAATCAGCACCTTCTTTGGGATTCTTCACAGACAGGAAGTACGTGCCGGTACGAGTCAACGGGAAGTATGGCTCTAACTTAGTCGCCTCTAGCATCTTGGCGTATAGCTCGTTTTTGAGTGTAGCCTTCTGTTGATCTTCAATCGGCAGACCGTCAATACGATTCTGTAACGCATCAGTTAGTTGGTTGTACTGTTCTTTGTACAACTTACGTAAGTTGGAATATGCCTTTCTACCTTCAGCGCCGACAGTAGGGCTATCGTAGATGGCTCGTAACTCTTTGTAGCGGTCTATCTTTAGCTGATCTGTACCCTCTACTGTTTCTTCACCGTAGCGTTTTTGTGCTTGTGCGAGCGTAAGCTCTGGATCTACTTGGTCAAGGGTGCTGTCGTAGATTAAGTTGTTCCACGCTTTAATCGTTTCTCCAGACTGTTTAGCAGCCCACTCTCGGATAGGACTTAGCTTCTGCCTGACCGATTGTTCTGCGGTAGTTAAACCTCCGCGTTGGTTTTCTATAGCAGCGAACACATCTCTAACACCAGCCACACCAGCTCTTTCAAGTTCTACTTCGACGGCGTTGTTAGGTAGGAAGCCGAGTATCTTGCGTTTTAGCCCAACTTCAGTCTGCCCAGCAGTGAGTGCCCTATAGTTGTCAGATACTTTCTTTACAGCACGGGCTATCGACCCTTTAGGTAATGAGTCTTTTATCCCTTGTTCTACCTTTCGCACACCAGCAGGATCGGACAGAGATGCCAGCATGGGTGCGCCACGGTGTTTAGCGGCGGGTGCCAATATCTCTTCGATTAGCAGTTCTGCTTCGCGCTGCGCGGTGCCCCGCTGACCAAGGCCGAGGAAGTTAGATACGATCCTAACGAATTCTTGCCAGACACTAAGCGGCCTACCCTTTGGGTTGATTCGAGCTAGCTCGCTCTGGAAGGTAGGGTTAGTAAAGGCTTCCGCTACAAATTCTTCTACGTTCGTAGCTCCGTACTGCCCAGATAGGAACTCTTTACTGTTTTCATACAGCTTAGTTAGCTTTTTAGTAGTTGGGTGTGACGGGTTACGCAGAATGTTAATCGTTGCAGCGTGCGCCATCTCATGCAGAAGGACGTAAGAGTCAGCGTAATCGCCGTCCAGTATTATCGTGTTGTCTTTTGGAGAGAACAATCCGTCAACCTGCAACCCACCACGAGTGCCTAGTTGAGCGGCTGTAGCTGTAACCACCCTAGTATCACCAGTAAAGTCAGACAGTTTCTTTGCTATGCGAGATATAAACTTATCTCCTGACTTGTCAGACAGTTCTAACAGGGCGCGGCGTAACTCATTCTTACGTACAGCACGCTTTACAGGGTCAGGTAGCGGTGCAGTTAGTACATCTGAGGAACTGCTAGGCGGTGCATAAAGAATTTGCTCGGATGCTATCCGCATGGCTTCTGCTTTACTGAGACCTTCTTCTTTTACAAGCCTGTCTCTTTCTGCACGACGTTCTGCTAGTAGACTTTGATTGTCTGCCTTGACCTGTTGGGGGGTGCGTGCGTCTACATCTGCCGTGGATTCCTCTACGACGGGTTCTACCGGGGCGGGTGTGGGTTCCTTCGCCAAAACTTCTTCTACAGTAGGTGTAGTTTCGGCAGTGGCTGGCATAACCTGCTGTGCGCGACGTTGCAGCTCTACAGTTTCTTGAGGTATTACTTCTACATCTACATCAGGGAGCTGCTTGTTGGCGTTTATGCCTGCCGCAAGTACGTTCCGAAACTGTTTTTCTGCTCTGTTTAAGCTGCGCTGATTTGCTTGTGTTGGTCTTGTCGCCAACGCCTGTTCTGCTTCTACTACTGCACGCCTAGCATCGGCTATCTCGGCTCTTAACTCACGGACAGTAGGCGGTGTTACAGGCTCTGCTAGTGTATCTGGCTCTGTCCTTGCTCCAGCAGCAGGCTGTCTAACGCCTCTTCCAACATCTCCCACTGTTCGTCCGTCAGGCACAGTAGCGACGGCGGTATCTTCACCGACTGCTGTAGGCTCCACGCTTGGTATATCAACGACATCGCTTGTTCTATCTCTTGCTGCGTCAGGTTTTCTTTTGCGTGGGGTAGGTAAATCACGTTGCTCACTAGGCACTCCTTCTAATAGTCGGGTAACACCACGCCGAACTTTCTGAGACTTTAGACGGTTTGCTTCGTTGGTTAACTCAACCCGGACTTCCGGGTCATCTAAGTCTTTACCTATAACACGTTTACGCACAGCGGCGTTCGGTGCAAAACCGGCGGTAGTGAGGTCTTCTTCTGTGACGGGGCGTGGTTCAGGCGCAGGTGCAGCTTCTGGCGCTACTGCGGCTTCTTCTGCTACAGCAAGTTCGGTCGGAAACAGATCGGGCTGTTCCCGTTGGGCAATCTCAGCACGTTCACGACCTGTTCTTACTTCATCAGATACTGGTTCTTCAGTTATCTGTTGTTCTCTGGCGAGCCTAGCTAGGCGCTCTCTTTGCTCTTCTCTGCCTAATGCTTCGCCTTCTGGTGTTACGGCTAACGTCTCACCAGCAACACTTTCACCTTCGGGCGCGGGCAAACCTTGTAACTGCGGCCCAACACGTTCTGGCTCTAGTCCCGGCAGTGGTATTTGGTCAGGGCTTATTGCAGCGGCACGTTCCCCCTCAAACAGTCTGTCTCGCTCTTCCTGATCTATGTCGTCTATGACTTCATCTATCTTAGGAGTACGTCTTTCTGCGTCATCGAACAGTTCTATTTGGGTGCCTGCCGGTACGTCAGCTTCTTCAACGGCATCGCCAACAGTCTTACCTGCTTTTCGCGGAGCAAATAGATCAACAAGTCCCTGCAAGATAGCACCCGCTCCACCACCTAGTGCGGCTTCTTCTAAGTCTGAAGCACCAAACACCTCGGCAGCAGCGTTATATTCTCGCTCGTTGAGGTTCTGTAAGAAAGCGGATGCAGCTTCTTGTGCGGCTTCTGCACCGCCGGTTATACCTGCACTGTAAACGCGCTCGCCAATAGTCTCGACTTTCTCAGGCGGTATCTTATCTAACAGTGCTTCTAGCTTGGGCATGTCGGCAAACTTAACTACCCGCGTAATGGGTAGAATATCCAGCAAGCCGATTGCTGTACCTCGTAGGGCGGCGCTTCCACGTTCTTCTTCGGTAGCTTCAGCCGCACGGGCACGTTCACTTGCTTCACCAGTACCAGCAGCACCAGCAGCTAACGCACCAAGACCTAAGCCTACAGCACCGGGGGCACCAGCTATACCCGCAGCAACAGGTATAGAAGCAAGGCCAGCAATGGAACCAAGCGCGGAACTTAGTTTATAAGTGATAGATTCTGGGTCTCCACCTTCGGGGCGGAAGGACTCAGCAATAGACTGTATCTTCTCTCTTGCAGCAAGTTCGCTTTCTTCTTCCAGTGGGGCAGCAAGGCCAAGCGCAGCCATCTCACCTACACCAACGGCACCTGCACCGAATCCAGAGGTGATGTCCTCGAATATGCCGGTTTCTCGTGGTGCAGGAGTTTGTGCGGCTAGTCGCTCCTCTCTACGCCTACGTACGTCAGCACGTATTTTTTCGGCTTCGTCTAAGAAGCTAGGTGGTCTGGCTTGCGCTGCTTGAACTGCCTGTCGCATACGGTTAGCGGCTGCGAAATCTCCCGCTGCTTCTGCATTCGCTATAGCTTGACGCGCTTGCTGTAGAGTAGGCATTACTTCGGTGCGTACGTAGTAAAGTCTTCTGAGTCTTCGACTTCCATACCCGCTCCTTGCCCGATAAGCATATTAGTTGCGGCTTGTAAGCGAGCATTAGCCTGTACCATTAAAGCAGTGTCAGCCGCACTGTCTGCGGTGGCTTTCTCATTAATTTGAGTAAGTACCGTTTCAACTTTTGTATCATCGCCAGAGTTAACTGCCGCTCTCAACTCCATTGCGTACACGCTCTCTGCATTTTCACGAGCTTCCGCTATACGCTCTGATGCTTGACTTATAGTCAGTTCCGCAGCTTTTTGTATACCTAAAGCAGTATCAGCATTAAGTCGCTTTTCGTCCAAAACGGCTCTTGCCGCTGCCTGTTCGTCTCTACTCAGGTTTTCTAGGTGAGACAGAAGACTTTGCTTACTGCTCATTTTCAGTTTGACGCGCTCTACGTAGTCACTTCTACCCGCTGCATCAGCTTGTTGTAATGTAGACGTTGCCGAGTTTATTGCTCCTTGAGCGGTCTTTGCAGCCGTTTCGTAGTTGTTGGCTGCTGAAGTGCCTACCGATCTCTGTAGCTCCATAGCAGTGTTGTCTATGTTTGCTAAACCAGCGGTAAATTCTCGTCGGCGTTTAGCCTCTGCTTCACGTAGTTGACTACCACGAACACCTACGCCAGTTATGCCTCCCCTGCCACCAGCCGTAAACAAATCTATAAGATTATCCATACGGGATGGAGCGGTTGATTCGTAGTCTTCCCTTAAACGCTTGCGTTGCGCGTCCAGCATACGTCGGCTTTCTTCTAGCCCCGACAACTCCTTAATGCGCTCTATTGCGGCCCTACCCTCTGCACTGGGGTCTCTAGCCATTTGCTTTTTAAGCATCGCTGTCAGGTCTTGATCCCGTTGGTAAGGTTTAATCTCTGCCATAGAAGTTATTTGATCTAGCGCCTGCTGTCTTCGGTCAAGTAATGTAGGCGGTGTCTCTCCACCATCAGCGCCCGCTATACCTCCAGCAGTAGTACCAGCACCGGCAGGGGGTACGACTTTTGGCCTAGCTTTTCCGGGGCGCATTGCTTCATCTAGCGCAGCTAAACCTTCTTCGGAAAATTCAAACCCTTCGTCAGCTTTAGCCTTAGCGGCTCTTTCAGCTTCTTGTCTTGCTCTATACGTATACGGTAAAGGTTTTTCAGCGAGTTCGTTAATTGCCTCTACTGCTTCGTCCAAAGTTATATCTTCTGGGTAATCTCCACCGGCAGCTATAGCCCTAGCTCTTTCGGCTTTCCTTCGCTCTTCAGCACGGCGCACGGCATCCATATCAGGCAAACTAAACTGACTAAAAAATCCTGCTTTTTCCGGCGCATTAACTCGCATACCTTCTTGAAACGCAACAATACCGCCGCCAGCTAACTGCACTGGACGTGCTTGGCTCATAACACCTTGCGCCATTTGTGGCTGCTGTGGCATTTGCTGTTGTGGAGCGCCTTGTGGCATACCTTGTGGCATACCTTGCTGTGCGCGAGCTACAGTGCCCATCTCGCTTGGGCCTACCCCCATTTCCTTTGCGGCTTGTTGGCGATACTCGCCCATAAGACCTTGCTGCATTTGATCTTTGATCGTCGCAGGGTTGCCTTGTTGCTGCATCATCTGGTCGCGTTTTATAGCGTCTA